AAAAGTTAGAAATGTTGCTAACACTCTCTTGTTTGAGCCTAACAGATCAGAAACTCTTGCTAAGTTTTCTAATCTTGTTAATCCAATTTTACAATCAGTACAAGATGCACAAGGTGTCGATAGATTCAAGGTGATTATTGACACAACAACAACCACACAAGCCGATGTTGAAAACAATACAATTCGAGGAAAGATTTACTTGCAGCCTACAAGATCTGTAGAGTTTGTTGCTCTCGATTTTGTTGTCACAAATGCCGGAACAACTATCTAGTAAGAACTATATATTATAACAGGAGAATTAAATGGCAGAGACACTATCAGTCACAGACATGCTTCCCAATAAGTTTGAACCTAAAAGAAATTATCGATGGGTTCTTGCAATTGAAGGTATTGACTCTTTCTTGGTGACTTCAGCAAATAGACCTAACGTGAACATTGGTGAAAAGAAGATTGATTACATCAACAGCTACAGAAGAGTTGCAAGCAAGCTTGAGTTTCAAGACTTATCTATTAAACTTCACGATCCAATTGCACCTTCGGGTGGGCAACAAATGATGGAATGGATTAGGACTCATTACGAGTCAGTTTCTGGTCGTGCAGGTTATGCTGATTTTTACAAGCGTGATATCCAGTTAAAAATGCTAGATCCTATTGGTACTGTGATTGAGCTTTGGGATATCAAGGGCGCATTTTTAACTAGTGTTAACTTTGGTTCTCTTGACTATACTAGCGATGACATCATGTACATAGACGCCACAATTAAGTTTGATAACTGTGTGCTCCAGTTCTGATTTAAAATAAGTTTTACTCGAAAATTAAACAACCGTATACTTAATACGGTTGTTTTTTTATGGAGTAAACATGTCAAATCAAGAAATTACACCTGATTCTAGCCAGGTTATGCGTCAAAATGTTATGAAAGATGAATTTGGTTGGGAAGTACCAATCGAACTAATCCCTCTGCCTACAAGAGGGCTTATCTATAATCCTGACAGTACGTTATACAATACAGATGCCTTAAAGATCAAGGCTATGACTGCAAGAGAAGAAGACATTCTTGCTTCACCGGCTTTTCATAAAGAAGGCACAGCACTTACACATTTAATCAATGCTTGTCTAGTAGATAAATCTATTAATTGCGACGACATGATTAACGGAGACAGAATGGCTCTAATGATAGGTATCAGAGTAACAGGATACGGTCCAGAATATCATGCGTCTAGTGCCTGTAAGTCTTGTGGACAAAATAATGAGATTTTAATTGATTTAACTTCTATTCCTATTAAACGTCTTAATATTAAACCTTCTTCAGCAGGAGAAAATAGGTTTGAATTTAAATTGCCAGTCACAAAAAAAGCTATTATCTTCAAGTACAATACAGCTAGAGAAGAAAGAGAAAGAAATGTGGCAAATAAAAGTATGCAAAAAGTAACAGGCGCATCTATAAGTAACAATGTTACTTCTTTCTTAGAAAACTCAATAGTATCAGTTGACGGAATCACTGATCGTATGAAAATTAAACATTTTGTAATGAATATGCCTGCTTTTGATTCTAAAGCTTTGAGAAAATTTATTATAGACAGTGAGCCAGGAATGGATATGTCTTGTGAGTTTGAGTGTAAAAACTGTGGAACACACAATGAATCAACAATGCCTATGACATCAGAGTTTTTTTGGCCCACTAAATAACTGGAGGGAGAGCTTTCTAGAAGAAAGTTTCTTGCTTCAGATGCACCTGAATATGAATTATTCTGAAGTGCAAAATCTACCAGTTAGATATAGACACTGGTACATAAAACGCTTGTCTAAACATTTTGATCAAAAAAATAACTTGAATAAATCTGTCACACAAGACAAAGAAAGTTTTGCTCCATTATCAAGAGTTGAAGAAATTATAAATAAAAAGCTGGTGTGAGATATTTATAAAAGGAGTAAAGTAAAATGGATCCAGCAGATTTAGCAGCATTAACAAGAGCAATAGAGACAGCAATCGCATCAGGGTTTGCAAATGCTGCTTCGAGTATGGGCAGTCCTCCAAGTGTTCCAACTCCTGCTGGAGGGACTCCGGGTACACCTCCGGGTACAACTCCTACTGTACCGACTCCTCCTCCAGAGGCTCAGGTAGAGACACAGTCAACAAGACTCATGAGTGAATCTGTAAGAGCAACACAATCTTTATCAGATCATATTATGACAATGATTGCAAATGGTGGAGATATATCATTTGCGGTATTAGATCAATTAGTAAAAATTCAAAACGAAGCAGGCGCGAAACTAGTTAGAGACCTAAGAAGGCAAGTAGGAATTTCTGTTAGGAGCGGAGAATCAATTTCAGAAGCTATTAATAGAACTACCAACTTAGGCGCAAAGGCTGTCGGAACATCGATAAAGGCTTTTGAAGCAAACATGCTAGAATTTATGAAGTTTGAAGGGCTTGAGCCTGACAGATTTCTTGATTCTTTAAGAGACTTTGTTACTGAGCTGGGTGATACAAACATAAATCTTCTTCACCAGACTGATGAGCAAATGATGGCGAACATGGCCATCTTTAAAAATTCTATGCAAATGTCTTCAGAAGATGTTGCTGAATTAATTGCTGTGTCTTATGCTGAAACTGGTGAGGCTTCAACAGCTATTTTAGATGACATAGCAAATCAAGCAAAAGTTGTAGGTGATGCTGTAGGTGTTCCTTTCACACAAATGGGTGAAGGAATTAGAGAAGTCAAAGCTGATATGGACACATTTACTGATATCACAGTAGCCGGTGCTGCCAGAATTGTTGCGAGTTTAAGTCAGATGGGACTCTCAATCCAGACTTTCAAGGGTATGATGCAACCCTTCAGAGACTTTGACGCAGCTGCGACAAAGATGGGTGATCTTTCAGCGATGTTTGGCGTTCAAATGGATGCCATGGAGATGATGTATCTGGCCAACGAAGACGAAGAGCAGTTCTTGCATAGGATGCGAGAGCAGCTTCTTGATCAAGGACTCGATGTTGAAAGCATGTCTAAGACAAGACAAAGAGCTCTTGCAGATTCTTTAGGCATGGGTATCAAAGAAATGAAGATGTTTATGTCTACTGGACAGCAAGTATCTTCTATGGAAGACTTAAGAGCAAGATCGCAAGAAGCGTCTACTAGGTCTCAGGCAGATGCTATGAATGCTTTAAATGAGACGATGGTTAAAGTTCAGAGAAGTTCACAAGAAATAGCTGAAGCATTGCAATTGCAAGCAGGCATCATGACTGGTGGATCAGTAAGAGAAGCATCGGCAGCAATGTCAGAAGCCGTTCAGAATTCGGCAATTGCTTTCCGCCAAGGGACAGATTTTGCTAACATAGTAAATGAAGCAAATATTTCTCTAGGAAAATTTACTGCAACCGCGGTCAACAAAATTGCTCAGATGGGTAGCAACTTCTTTGCAAGCATGTTTAATGGTTTTAGTTCAGAAGGAGTATCAGAACTAGAAGCGCAAATGACACAATTTGATGTCGACGCTCCGGCGAGAGTTCGAACATCTATGCACACCCTTGCTAATGAAGGACTTAGAAGAGGAATATCAGAAGCTGGATTAGCTGCCGGGTCTTGGGCAGCTGCCACTGAAGGATTAGCAACAACTCTGGGGAGTGATCAATTTGATGGTGGCACACAAATGCAATTTTATCTCGATGAAATTGATAATTTTGGAATAGCACTTTCAGATCAAATTCAATTAGCTATGATTATGATTAGTGATTCTTTTGATTTTGATAACTTGTCAAAGAGTTTTGCTGAAGCTAAAAGTATTGTTTCTGGTGGAATATCAGAAATCAACAGAGAAATAAATTCTCTCTCTGAACAAGTTTCTGCGCCTAACGTTAGTGTTACTCCTCAAGTTGAATCTTCGACTACCACTGTGGTTCAAAGCGGAAATAATGAAGAAATAGTCAAAGCGATTGGCGACATTATTGAAAAATTTGAAAAGTCACCAACAGAAGTCAAAGTTGAATTTGACCTTGACGATATTAAAGATCCAATTATTGAAACTATTAAAAAAGGCTTTAGCGAAACAGAACTATCTTTTATCTTGACACTTGCTGGTGAACAGATAGCCACAGCGCTTCTTGAAAGAGACGTAAAGAGTCGCAACGGGCTCAGATTTCAGCCCAGGAGCTAAAATTGAAAAAGACTAAACAAGATGTAATTGACGAAATGATTTTAAATAAAAACACTTTTGTAGAAAATATTTCTGAAGATGAGAAAAAAGAAATTGATATGTATTTTGACGAATTAATTCAAGAATTTGGACCTATGTTAGATATTTTTGACAAGATATTTACAGATAAAAAAGTTCTTAAAAACATCACAACATCAATTAAGAATGAGATAAGAGAAGAAAAGTGGCTTGAAAAAATGTCAGATGTTGTGATGTCTCGTCAAGATGTACAAGAAGCACTTAAAGATTTGGATAAATAATGTCTAGAGAAACACTTAAAGATTTTTTAACATCAAACGGATTTGCAGGAACTGATGCAATTCAGTATACGCTAAATGAAGACAGAAATGATTTAGGTGTAGACACACACACTGGGACAGAGTTAGTGGGTGAAGAAGGACTCATAGGAGATTTTTTAAAATATGTTTCTGAAAAAGAAGGTAACTTTTATGAATTCGATGGTGGAAACTCTACTAACACCACTGCTGGAAAAAGAGGAGAATTCCTTTACCCGCCTGACCAATTTATATCTTCTGATCCCTTTGTCTCTCCAGGAAGTATATTAGAAGGTGAGCTAGACAAATATAGTAATAGTAGATATTTTGATGATCCTGACACAGGAACTGCCACCGACCCTGTTG